CGCTTATCAATTTGATCTTGAGTTTCTTTCTTCTTACCCTTGGCAGCATCCATTCTAGCAGCACCTTTAGCATCTATTGCTTCAGCAACATCATCACCCTTCTCATACCACTTACCATCACCATCAGAGTCCTGCCATCTCTTACCCTTCTTGGCTTCTTCCTTATGCTTAGCCTTAGACATCTTCTTCTCTTCAAGCTCAACCTCTTCTTTCTTGAGGGAAGCCTTACGACCAGCAGGGTCCTTCATAGCAATTCTGCGTTGCATCTGCTTATTGGTTTCTTTCTCATCACCCTTGCTAGCAGCAGATTGCTCCTTACCATATGCCTTATCAGCCTGACGTGCCATCTTCTCTTTTGGAAGAGCCATGTATCCTTCATTCTTAGGGACACAGTTGTTGACCATCTTACCACCCTTCTTTTTCATACCCACTTTCTTGTGAGTATCCCAGCACTTCTGTGCCTTCTCATCAATCATAGTGAGAAGTCTTGCTCTAACAGATGCTACTTCTTCTGCTACCAATCTACCATGAACTCTAGCAACTCTCTTCTCTTGGTTGAACCTAGCAGTCCAAGTCTCTTGGAGTTTCTTATTATGTCTGTATTGTGCAAAGTGCTCAAGTGCAACTGATGCTGCCTTTGTACCAACTTCAGCAAAAGCACTATTAAATGCTTCATTCAATCTGTCAACTTTATTTGCTCTTCCTTCAATTCCAGTTTCAACATCAAACACTGAAGTTACAACTTCATGTGCTTCTTTCACTGTCAGTGTTTCAAAAACAACCTCAAGAACTTGTTCTGCGATCTCAACTAGATCACCAGAAGTCAGATGAGAAAGATCCATCTCACTGATGTGATCTCTACCTGAACTGAGTTCTTCTCTTGCTTCTGTATTATGAACAGCAGAATATGCTTCCATAAAGTTACGCATTGATGAAGACATCTTTCTTACATACATTACTTTTTTATATTTATATCATGTAGAACTTCTCTCTCACTCTCATATATTGAAGAGGGATTAAGATAAATCTCAACTCCCTCTATTATACCAGGTATCAACCATTCATGTACTGGTAGACATGCTTCCCAGTTGACAGGTTGAATACAATTCATAACCACCACTGTCCAAAAAGCAGAAATGTGATTAACAATAGTGAGCATTACAACTTGCCATCAACAATAGCATCCCCAACAACTCTTGTGTATTGATCAAGAGTACCATCTTGTTCACACTTAAGATGCCAACGAGTCATAATGGTAACACCATCTTTAGTAGCACCAGTCATCATCTTACGACCTTGCTTTGTCATAGTAGAATATAATCCATACCTAGTTTCCCAGACATAGAAACATTCATCAATAAGTTCTGCTCCTTCTGGAGCAACTACTTCACTAACAGATGTCTGAATCATCCTCTCCCTCTTTTACTTTGTTAAATCCAAATGGACCTGCTGATTTTTCTTCTAGTGCTAACTTCAATGCAACACCACCAACTGCTTCCATAACTCTCAAGATATCTTCTGCCTTAGCACCTTCACCAAGTTCTTTAGATATGTACCAGTACTTAGGCCAAAAGGTTTCACCTGCTCTCTGATAATCATCAAGTGTCAGTAGTTTCATTTTTCAATGTCTCCTCAATTTGTGTGTCAATTTCTACAATGATGTTACGAATATCAATGATTCTTGTTGGGCAACAAGTTATATCTAATGTATACCCATTCTGTTCACGAAACAATGCCTGTCTTACAGCCACTGCACTCCTAATATCTAGCTCAAGATTAATCATACATCTCCTTCTTTACGATTTTCAGATTTGTGAACATCAAACTCACCACCAGGGTAGCGTGCTTTCAGTTTCTCTACATTCATTTCAATGATTTCATCAAAGGTAGTGTCAAGTGCCATACATGCCTGAGCAATGTACCAACAAATGTCTCCCAATTCACGCTTCATATGGAAGATATTATCTTCATCATATGGTTTACCTTGAAGAAGAATCTTCTTGACAACCTCAGTAAACTCACCTGCTTCAGCAGACATCCCAAGTGCAGCAGTCAGGAGTTGAGGAACATTTGCTTCCTGAACTTCAAGTTCAGCAATACGCCTCATCAAAAAATCAAGATAAAGACTAGGATCACTAGTCACACCTTCTACAAATTCAAGATACTTCTCTGTGTCTACTGTCATAGTTCTAATTCTTTAAGTTCAGATTGAGGGAGATTTTGTTGTAAGGGAATCTCCTGCCCTTTAAGTTTAAGTGGTGGTAGTGCAAGTGGTTCTTCAACTGCAATTGCTTTCACATCAACAGTCTCAGGGTTAGGTAAATAAACTTTCTCCCACTTGGCATGTGGATAATGATCCAACATTGTCATTAGATCTTGCAGTGTTCCACAACACCTGGTAGGTGCTACTGGATTACCAGTATACAACATATAATAGTGTGGTAACTCTTTTGATGCAAGTTGGGATTGTAATTTTGATGCAAGTTGGGATTGCAATTTCTTAGTAGTAAGTCCCATATCAGAATTTGAATCCATCAAATGACTTCTTTGGTTTTTCATCATAACTATACTCCTCTTCTTTCTTATTGTCAAGAAGGTCATCCTGTGCTACTTGCTCACAGTCATGCAGTCTCATCTTTGCTCTGTCAATACCTACCACAAATCTCTTGAAGATGTTCACATCATTATATCTATTCTTCAATTGTTTCACAAGTATCTGTCCCAAGGATTCGAGCTCTTCAGTAGAAATAAGGGCAAACATAAGATCAGCAGTAGCAGGGAGACCAAAGGACTCACTTGTATCAGTAAGCTCAACATCAGAGCTACCAAAACCAGAACGAGTGGTCTGCGTGGCAGAAACGATAGGGACGTTTGCTTCACAAGCCATCCCTCTAAGTTCTTCAGCAATACTTTTAATAACTGTATATGAATTAACATTGCTGCCTCCCCTATACCTAGAGGAAGCACAAATATTAAGGTAATCAATGAAAATAATGTCAGGTCTAAATGACTTCTTAAGTGCAAGTTCATTAAGAAGTGCTGTAAAATGTCCACTATGAGCACTTGCAGTTGGGTATTCTTTGATGATAAGTGTTCCTTGAGTCTTTTGTGCTAGGTTTGTTACCTTCTTCTCAAAAGTCTGTTTAGGAAGTTCACCTATGTCTTGAATATTTACATTCAAAAGATTAGCATCAATCCTTTCTGCAATTTTCTCCTCAGCCATCTCCATAGTAATATACAATACGTTCTTACCAGTAAGAAGAACAGAAGAAGCCATATGACACATAAACAAAGACTTGCCAACACCAGTACCAGCAAGAGCGATGTTGAGTGTCTTATTAGGAAGACCACCTTTTGTAATCTTGTTAAAGTATTCCAAGTCAAAGGGAATTCTATTCTCTTTTCTGTGGTAAGACTCATACCTTTCTTCGTAGTCTAAAAGATAATCATGACCAACATGGTTATCAAAACTCACTGCAAGTGCATCAGACAAAATAGATGGAATAGCATCAGGAGTTTTCTCCTTGCTACCACCATCTGCAATCTGAATTGACTCAATCAATGCCAGATATATAGACCTATCTTTACACCACTTCTCTGTGGTATCAAGCAACCATTCATACTCTGCTGGAAACTCATCCAAAGAGTTGATGAGTTGAGCAATCTCTCTGAAACTATTCTCGTTGATATCATTTCTTTTTTGTAATTCAATACTCAAGACTTCTTTAGTAGGTCTCTCATTGTATTGATTTACAAAGTCAACAATCTCCTCAAAGACTACCTTTTGATTGTAGTCTTCAAAGAATTCAGGTTTGATGAATGGAATTACTTTCCTTAAATACTCCTCATTATGTAATAGGTTCCTGAGAACAAGAAACTCAACTTTCTCCATAACTAAATTCTTTCCTTGCAATTGTGTCTAGTTTTTCCATCACCTCAGGAGTGAAGTATGTTTCAGGGTCTTTCAGGATTGCCTTAGCATAGACCTTCTTACCATCTATCTCATACCTGCCTGCTACATTCTTCCAGAGACCACCAAGTTCTCCAAGTTCCAGCAGACCATAGTATTTGTCCAGTCCTCTCTCATCATAGTAGAGACGAACTGTGACTTGCTTATTCTCTTTACTCAGACGCGACTTTGCTGTCTTAGCTTTAATAAGATTGCCAACGACTTCTGTTCCATCCTTTTCTTTCTTTTTGCTGAGATAAATGATTGTACTTGCTGCATACTTGAGGCCACTGCCTCCGCCCATCTCTTTGGTGGGAACGTATGATCCGATGACGTCATAGGTGTGATTGGTTACTATCATGGGGATGTTTGCTTGACCAAGTTTTAAAGTAAGCATTCTAAATGCTCCTTTAACAAGTTGAGATTTGGTCATGTCTCTAACCTGCTTATCATCAAGAGCATCACGAATCTCTTTCTCTGTGGAAAGCATACCCAGAGAGTCTAGCACAAACATGCAAGGCTTACGTTCCCCTTCTGGTGTTTTTAAATATATGTCAACAGCCTGTAGTGCCTTCTGTCTAAACTGTTCAATTGTTACTACATTGACAACAACCAGTCTACTTAGGTCAATGCCACGACTTGAAAGAAGAGATTTGTTAACTGCTGCTTCAGTGTCAAAGTACAAACAGTAACCGTCAGGATTACTATCCATAAAATTCTTAACCACAGCGAGACTAAAGAAAGTCTTCCCAGTAGAAGACTCACCAGCAATGGCAGTAATCTTATTCCCAGAAACACCACCAAATATGCTACCTGAACAAAGTGAATTAAAGATGTAAGAACCCGTGTCCACATAGGTTTCTGTGTCATCGATGTCTGAGGCAAGTTGTGTATACTCATCACCAATCTCTTTTACAATATCTTTTAAGAAGTCCATCAGGCAAAAAATGAATCAAGGTTTACAGTTTTCTCAACATGCCATCCAATAGCATCAAGGATGACCTTTAGTGGGTCAAGGAAGGCTTTGTGGAATTGTAGGTCATAGTCAATGTACTTGTCAAGACCAGTTTCTCTAGGAAACTCTGAGATGAATGAAATTACATTTTCTCTAATGATGTTTGGTTTCTTGAGATAAATGAATTTAATCTTCTCACCATTGTTGATGTAAGAATACTTGTTTGTCAATCCTTGCTCTTTAATATAATGATTATATAGAAGAGCCCCACGAACATGGATGGGAGAACCCTTACCATAGATGGTTGAATAACTCTTATGTTTATTTACATCAGACACTCCTCTAGGAAAAGCAATCTGTTCTGGTGGCATCTTATTGAATTTCTGTCTAGAGTCTTCAATAAAATCAATTACTTCATCTTCTGTTCCATTCATCATTAACTTGAGAGCATCCTTAATCATCTTTCTACATGGTGCAGGTGTAGATGACTTGACTGCTTCAATACCCATAATCTTGAGTTTGGGTTCTGAATATCTAACCCCTTCACTATCCCATACATTCAAGATATATCTTTTCTTTGCTGTCCAAATACCCCTGTCTGCAATGTTCTCACGCTTCATTTGCATTTTTTGTGAGTACGCATTGACATACGTTGCCAACTCTTGGTAACTCTCCTCAATGAACGGTTCGAGTTTGTCTTGACAGACCTTATCAAGTAACCCCACAACTGCTGCTTTGTCGCCAGACCTAGAAGCAAGAAATTTATTAACAAGAGGTCCAAAGTTAATATAGATTGAGTCAGTGTCAGATGCAATGACATAATCTGTGTCTTGAGTTTGTAATAGGTTATTTAGATACCCATTAACTTTAGATTCAATCCACCTGATGGAGACTTGACCTGAAAGAGTGATTGCTTCAGCATTTGCTAACTTATAGTATCTAAAATACTGATTACCAATAGCACCATAGCAAGAGTTAAGAGCAATCTTTCTTGCCATCTGGAAGTTATTGAACTTTGCAATATCCTTTACAGTCTGATCCCTCATTCTGAGAAGTTGCTGATTAGTCAATTGACTGAGACCACTATCTTCAGAGGCAACAATTTCCTGCTCTGGTCCTTCACCTGCACCACCAATCAAATAACCCATTACAATCCTCTCTTCTTGATTTCTGCTTCAATGTCAACCAACATCTGCTTAGATTTAAGCATCTTACCTTTGAAGACCTTTCTATCTTTATACATCTTCTCCATTAACTCAGGCATAAATCCCTTGATGTCCTTCCTGAACATAGCACCATTGGCACACACTGCATAGTCCTGGTACATCTCAAAGGTCAGTTCCTTGTTCAGGATCCTGTCAATGGTTGCAGAGGGGTGCTTCTCCTCCACCAGTGTCTCAGGAGAAATGTTGTACTGCATCATCAGGTGAGGGTATAGGGAGTTAAGGTCAAAGGACACCACATAATCATAGACACCTGGTTTAGGTTGTTTGACATATGCACCTTCAAACTTATCACTCTTCTCTGAACTATCTTTCTGTGGAACTACAATGTCCCTCTTCTTAAGATAGTTATAGATGATGGTATCCCACATCCTAACCTGATACATCACATCAACATA